TTTTACCTCCATAATAACTTTTTAGGGGCGTTATTATGGATATGTAAGATTAACCTAACGCTTTCTTTGCATTTGCAATTTTTTTGTCTTTAGACCAATTGCAATCATTTATGAGATGATAAATTGCATTGATTGTCTTTTCTCCGACAATGCCGTCAACTGTAATTTTAGCTGCTTTCTGTGCTTCTTTGACGGCTTTAAGCGTGCCACTGCCAAAACCAGCCGAATTATCAACTTTAGTCTTGATAATTTTCATGTTGTATAATGTAATCAGCTGCTTTTTAAAAGCAAGCGTTGCAAGATTTTTTGATCCCATTTTAATCATTTCTTCTTCCCCCTGATTTGAGTTATTTGCAGAAACATAATCCGGTCTGCATACATAGCTGATACAGCTTGCCCATCTTTTTTGACGGAGCACAGCACCGTTGCCACCGCCTGTGTTACCTTCAATAGTCGTGTAAGAGCCATCCGAATTAACACTCTCAATAATGCCTACATGGTCAACGGCATACGCACCGGGAACAATTGTGCTTGCCTCATTGCTCCAGTGAAAAAGAACAATATCGCCAGCTTTATAGCCGCTCCGTACGATTTTACCTTTGTTATAAAAAGTCTGTGCAAGAACACCACAACCGGCAGTTTTAACGCCGAGCATATCATCTGCATTTGCCTGTTTAAACAACCACCAAATAAAGGCAGCACACCAGTCATAGCAACTGCCCGATACTTCCGCTCCGTAAAACGCTGTATTATATTTACAGCGTTTTATATTTGTTGCCTTTGTGCCAACTTCGGCACGGGCAATTTTAAGAATTTTATCTACCGTTGTTTTACTCATTTTATCCTCCTGTTTTCAATAATATAACACCTGAAAGAAAAATACCTATACATATAATCCATATCATAGGCACTTAACAATCATTACGGTTGGCATCAACCATGCCTTCGCCGATGATATATGCTATCATCGTACCTGCGGACATAATAATTGATGTAACCTGTGCAGTTTCGGTTTCTGTTACTCCAAATCCCATAAGGAGTGCTGTAACAAAACCGATTACCGCTGCCCAAAATTTCCTGCTTGTAAGTTTCTGCTTCCAGTTGATTTTCTTCATTATGTTTCCTCGCTTTCTTCTATCATCGGCTCATCAACGGTTGGGTTGTCGCCCCACACCGCCATGACAGCGTTATAGTATTCATCCGACAGCACCGTTTTGAGCTGTTCTCTGCCCGATTTGCTGTTCATATATGCATTGCGGATGTTTCCGCCAACCTGCATTTCTTCACCGTTAAAGGTCAAAAACTGTTGTCTGAGTACCGACACGCTGTCCTTCGTGAGCATATCGAGTGTGATTTTTTCTTTAAGTTCCATTTTTTCATACCTCCGTTATTTTTATATTTTGTAAATCAAAGAAAAGTTTACCTGCTCATCAGCGACGAAATTATAAGCCTGTTTATTGAGCGGAGTAAACTGCAGCCAAGCTGATTTACTTGCACTTCCTCTGAACATTCCGCCGTTTTTGCTTATGCCGATATCATGAACAATCACATCCGATTTGTTTGAGAAAGGCATATTGAGCAAAGATATTGAAGATGTTCCGCCTAAAGATGTTGCGTTCATAATGACGGTGACATTGACAATAACGATATCGCCAATTTTTTCATAAAGGCAAGTTGCAGATTTTATTTTATCAATCTGAGTAGAGTACGGAGTAAGAGTAGCTGTACCAAGTTCGATATTTGACGAATCGTATTTAGTTGCCAAGGCGGTTTTATCTGCTTTCACAAGCAGAGCGTTGTAAACTGCTCCACTTGTGAGATAGCATGGGCTATTATTTTTGGGTTCACTGTCAAACGGCATTGAATTGAGCTTTTGGGCAAGTTTCTCATTTGTTCTTTCTCGTGTATATGCGTCCGTAATTCCGTAGCCTGCAAGCGTTGTTGCCTTATTTGCCTTGTTATTTATAATAGCTGTAAGAACTTTGTTCTGTACAGGATTAACGCTCTTAGCATCCAGTGCAGTATCGGTAAGCACAGCTCCACTCTCGGTCAGAGCAATGACACGGGACAATATGTCTAATAATTCGGGATAATAGTCAGAGGTAGTAATATCACCGTCATAATCGCCGTGAGTGTTTATTACAAACGGCTGTGTAGAGTAGGTACGAGTACCGTCTGTAAGCACAATTTTAGCAACCGTTCTGCCGGCGGATGAAAGCATAGCCTTATCTGTAGTTACAGTAACAATATTTTTTGCTACTGTAGCATTTACAGCAAAATAGTTACTGCCGCTTTTACCTTTGCACACAGCTGTCGCACCTGTTGCATCATAAGCTTCGCCATCAGCGGTAAGGTTAATTTTAATCCGTCTGCCAATGTCATATTGCCCTGCTGAGATTACTATGGGAGTAGCCTGACAGTTTAAATCAAGCGTAATTTTAGCAACATATTCATTCATCGGCGTGCTCCTTTTCCGTTGTTGTAGCTTCGCCTGTGAGTTCTGCGATTACCTGTGATTTGATATCCACAAGCACTGATGACATTATGCCGTCAATAAGACTTGCCGGGAAGCCGTATTTACTTACAATTGCATTAACAGCGGCAATAAGTTCTGAACGAGCTGATTGTAATGCTAATGGACTAAGTTTCGTCTGCATTTTTATCCTCCTTTGAGTGAATTTCTTCAGACCGTTCTGCCGGTCTTGATTTATCCGTTTCGGCAATTTCCTTCGTATTGATTATGTAATCCATTTTAATTACCTCCTAAGCAGTTAACGATTGAAGAATGCCATTTTTGAAGGTCATTTTAAACTCTTTCCAAGTTGCTGCTGTACCATTGCTGTTAAATGATGTTACATAATAACCCGAAAAAGTGTCTGTAATAGAGCCGCCTTTAAAGCCCCAATCATTCAAAATAGCGTTGTGTAAATAATGATTCCGCAAGTTAAGGTCACAACCTGTGTGTAACTGATTGGCTTCAAGCGAACCGATTTTTTGAGCGGCATATGTAAAAATAAGAGTGTATGAAGAATCAGTTGATTTCATACGATAACACCAATCCATAAATGCCGAACCGTTTTCAAGGTTAAACGAAAGGTCACGCTTTGAAGCATCCGAATCATAACAACCGGTACCTATGTAACCTACCTTAGTGCCTTTGTAGTAAAAATTTTGACCTACCGAATTTAACGACATTAGCTTTTTGCCGTTATTATCAAAAATATCATGTCCTGTTGATGACAAGCTCATCAGCTTTGTGTTCTGGGAATTGTACACATTTAGCTGTGAATTTTCAAATTTTATGTAATTTGAAATTTTGTTCCAAGCAATTTTGATGTCATCGGCAGATTGTTGGAGAAGAGTACCCCACCTGTCCGAACCGACAACCTTGTTGACTTCAAAAAATAATCCCTCGGCGGTTTGTGTAATCACCGAGCTGTTGAGCGAACTTGCCCACGAATCGGACACATGAAGAACGGTTGTGTCTAAGTCCTGTTTAATCTCATTTACCTTGTTATGGTCGTGCAAAGTTTGTGTGTCAAGAGCGGTAACCTTGTTTTGCAAGGTCTGCAACTTCCCTGTTATCTTGGCTGGCACGGTTGATAAAGTAACCGTGTTAAGTGTTGCATCGGCGGGGTATTCTTTAATCTCTACAATGCGGTAGTTAATCCTTGTCTTGCGTTTACGGTCAATCAGAGTAACCACATCATATAAATCAAAGGCAAGCACATCACCGTATGTGTCAGGCAACGTTTTTGCAAGGTCAATCACCTTAGCTGTATATGATTGCTCAGGTACAGCAAGCACGGCAAGTTTTGCGTTGGCATCGTCAAGCAAAGTTTGCTTGTTTGTGTAACGCTCATCACGCCATATAGCAGAAACCACTTTATCAGTGTAACTGTAATTTTCAAGGTAGGCTTTGCCATTATTTAAACTTGCAATACTCAAGCCGTCCTTACCATAAGGATAAAGTCTTGTAACCAAACTTGTGGTACTGCCTTTGTAAGTCATATCGCTCAAATTAAGCTCATCGGTAAAGTAAGTGCCTGTCGGCTCGGTATTATTGTATGGCTTTATACAATAGATGACCTTGTTAATCGTATCAAAACGATAGCGAGTATTGTATGCCGTTGAGTTTTGGCAGTAGTCAAGTATTTCAAGCGTGGTAACATCAGTCAGCTCAAGCGTTCGGCGAGCTGACACAAGGTCGGCATCAACTATAGTCCAACCTGTGCCTTTTAAAATCTCCGAACATACGCTTGCAAAGCTTACGGTGCTTTTGTTATAAGTGGGGTAAACATTATAATTAAGTCCCGTGAGGTCAAGCTCACAGGTTATCGTGCTTACTGTTTTACGCTCGTTAATGCCGTTGATAAGATAACGCTGTCCGTCATATTCGACCGTACCATACAAAACAAAATACCTATATAATTCGTGGTCAGGTGAGATATCAAACTGCAAAGTCATCAAACCGTCCTCTGAACGAGTACGAAAAAAGGTATTATCAATGTCACGATACACCTTAATATCATCACCGTAAAATACCTTTAAAAACATCTTAAACACCTCCTAAACTAAATGTAAATTGGCGTGTAAGACACCGTTATGCTGACATCAGATGCAGACGATGTTATCTGATTTTTGCCCGGTTGCAGAACAGGGAAATCAATCAAATCACTGTCGCCAAACTTATTTTTGCCGTCTGCAGTAATTAATCCTGACACGCTGTCAATAACAATTTTTGTGCCGACTGTTATATTTTTGATAGTAACTCCCTGCAAAATTACCTCAGATTTTGTATTAGCATACACAGCTGTAATTATGGGTAGTGTAGCCGTGTTTGACTTGCAAATCATATAGCTGTTTGCTTTTATAATCTCACTGATAGGCTTTGCGTAACGAACAGCATTAAATGTATATGTAACATCATGCTCACCGCTGCTATCAAAAGTTGCGGCGGCAATGCTGTTGACAATTGCCGTATAAATAAATCCGTCAGGGAGAGAAATTTCAACTACTTTGCCAACAAGCAAGCCCTCAAATGCGGTTATATTTTCGGTTGCTATTGCAAGGCGGTCTGATACCGTCAAGCCTTTTGCATTGTCACCAAAATAGTGAGGGTAAAAAGTCAAGGTCAAAGACAAAGTCCTTGTGCCGGGGACAGCCGAAAACAAGGTTGGTGCAGTCAAAAAACTGCGAGAGGCAGAAAGGTTATTTGTAACGGTTGTACCACTAACCGAATAACTTTGTAAGCGAGCATTGTATGCAGAAATATCAACGCCGTTTATTGTCATTTCGTTAAGCATTTTATCTGTCCTCCCATGCAAGTTCTTCAGAAACATACGGCGTGAGTGCCACAGCTGTTTCTCGACCGTCAATATTAATTGAGGTGTGTATGTCACCGCTAAGTTTATACTTACGCTCGTTATCCTCGCTCATCAGCTCGACATTGTGGTTGACATCAGCGGTAAATTTGGATCTAAGCATAGCCTGTCCTGCAGACACAGCCGACCTCATCTTGCTGACTAAACCGTCAGCTGAAACACCTGCCTGCATACGCTCGGTAAATGTGGATGCCACCGTGTCCGCCTGCTTATAAAGTTTGGGAGCTTCGGCATCAAGTCCGTTTTCGCCGCCTTCAAGTGTGTAGCCGAAAATCTTTTTAAACACTTTTGAGGGGGAGTGTTCATCAAACATTTTCTTGAAAATATTGATAACACTGCCTGAAATTTCTGAGGCCTTAGAATAAAGCGAATCCTGTTTTTCTGATAAACCAGTTTCCGCTCCCTCCATAGCATCTATAAAGCTTTGTTTAGTGTCTTCATCAAGGTTATCAAACGCTCCTAAAAACGCAGAATTTATTCCTTTAGCTTTTGTATCTGTTTCTCCGGTATATTGTTCATACAAACCCATTAAAGATAGAAATGCAACCAACTGATCTTGGTATTTTTCATCAGATAAAGCCTTACCTTGTTTGTTTCTTATTTCACCGAGTTCTTTGCTGTACCTTGCATTTTCTTCTTCTTCGGCTTTTTCTTTGATTCTAAGTGCAGTGCCTGCCATAAGAGATTTTTGAGTATCAGTTAAATTTTTGTTGCTTATTTTATAAAGTTCAGTATTATAATTACTTGCTATATCAATAAGTTTTTGTTTATGCGTTTGCTCGGCATCACTTTCATCTTGATTTAATCCTTTTAAATCTTCAGTTGTACTCTTCAACGCTTCTGCACGATTATAATAACCGTCTTTAATAATTTTAAGAGTATCCCCAGCCTCTTTATTAGCTGCACTAACAGCTTGCTGATAGCTTGCTTCTGCGGCTTTAACATCAGCATCATGTTCTTTCTGCGAATAATCACTATCCGTTTTTAACCTCAAATCAAGCAAGGCTACCTCTTCGGTATATTGCTCGTATGCTTTATCAATTACTGTTGTACGAGTTTCTTCGGCAGAGTTGGTAAGTTTTTGTGCTCTTTGAGTATATTCTTCAAGCGATAAATCAGATGCTTCATTTAGAGCTTTAGCCTGAGTTGTAACAACCCCTTGCTTTGCTTCTTCAATAGCAAGTTCTTGATCCGCAAGTTCGTGCATTTTGGCGAAAAGGTCTTCAAGTCTTTGAATTTCACCGCCGGTTAATTCTTTTCGATTTTCCGAGGCAGTTTTACAAATCTCTGTAATTTCGGATTGAACATTGTCCATATTTTCGGACAACTTTTGTTTTTCATCATCGGAAATAATGATGCTTTCATTGAAGTTATCAAAGATACTGCCTGAACCTTCAATCTTACTCATAAAATCGCCAAACTTTGAACCTATATCCTCATATGACGAACCAAGATTGTCGTTTGCCGACTGTAAATTAGCCTCCGCACTTGCAAGATCGTCCGTTGATTGAGTTGCATCACCGTTAGCGGCAGAAAACGCAATAATGCCTGCTGTCAAAGCTGTAATACCTGTCAAGATAAGCACGGCAGGATTAAGTGACATTGCCATATTCCACGCATATTGTGCAGCTGTTGCGAGCGTGATTTCACCTGTTAATGCACCGACTGCAATTTGTTTAAGCGTTATAGTGCCAAGTGATGCAGCTTCGGCAAGGCTCTCCGCTGTTACAGATGCGGCATGTGATTTAACGAGAGCTGTGATAGACGAGATGATTTTCCAAGCTTTCCACGCCGTGATTGCTGTAGTAACAATAGGCAAGAGTATATTGAGGTTGTCGGCAATCAAGTCAATAGCTTTTGCAAGCGGTGGTATAACCACTTTTGCAATGTTAGTAATAGTTTTGCCGAGGTTAATCAATATGGTTTTAACTGTATTGATAGCTTTTTTAAGACCGCCATTTTCAAAGGATTTTTTGATAGTGTTAATTGCCTCTTTAACGGGGGTTTGCAGTTCTTTTGGCAATAACTTAACTAAGTTTTTAGTTAAAGCATCTACGATACTTTTTGCCGCAGACAGTAGATCGGGAGCACGGTCACTTATGCCTTTAACCAATGTTTTTACGATGTTTATAGCAGCTTTAACAAGTTTTGATGAGTTATTTGCAATCCCGTTAACGAATGCCTGTAAAAAGGACATTGCGGCATCAATCATTTTCGGAGCGGCTTCAACTGCTTTTGTTGCAAGTTCGCCAAAAATAGAGCCTGCCTCTTCAATCATCTCCGATAATCCGCCTTCGGTAAATGCCTCGGTAAGTCTGCTTACATAGTTCTGAGCCTCTTTTGCGGCATCAGTAAGCGGCTCGGACATACTCTCGTAGATTTCGATGCCTAATCCCTCAAGCCCTGATTTTAGTATCGTAATCTGTCCCTGCAGATTATTTTGCATTGTGTCAGCCATTTTTTGAGCCGAGCCGTCTGCATTATCAATGTTTTTTACAAGAGTATTAAAATCCTTATCACTTGCATTAACAATGGCAAGCATACCCGACATAGCCTCTTTACCAAAGAGGGTACTTGCGGCGGCTGTCTGTTCGGTTTCTGACAGTCCGCCGAACTTTTCGCGCAATTCTTTTATTACATCAATTAACGGCAAAGTTTCACCATTTGCATCGGTCATACTTATTTTATATTTTTTCATGACCTCTGCCATTGCATCGGTAGGTGACGCAAGGTTTGACAGAGCAGTTTTTAAGCTTGTACCTGCCATACTGCCCTTAACACTCGCATTAGCCATAAGACCGAGTGCAACGGACACATCCTCAACACTATAGTGCATCGCACCCGCAAGAGGGGCTACATATTTAAAACTTTCGCCAAGCATTGACACATTAGTATTTGCAGAGCTTGATGCTTTAGCAAGCACATCGGCAAAATGGGTGCTGTCAGATGCCTTTAAGCCAAATGCAGTAATTGCATCTGTAACAATATCTGAGGTCGTCGCAAGGTCAAGACCATCTGCAGCGGCAAGTGACATAATACCGTCAATACCATTGAGCATTGATGTTGTGTCCCAGCCTGCCATAGCCATATATTGTAGAGCCTCGGCGGATTCAGATGCAGAAAACTTAGTTTTAGCTCCCATTTCTTTGGCTTTGTCTGTAAGGCTTTGCAGGTCTTTTCCGCTTGCACCGCTGATAGCCGAAACCTTGGACATAGCCGCCTCGAAAGATGAACCGACAGTTGCCGCTGCTGTTGCTCCTGCTCCAAGAGTTGTAGCTATACCGGCAAGCGTTGTTGTTATTGCAGACACACCTGTTTTGGCAAGTCCTTTTAATTTATCAATACCCGTTTTAAAACCACCGGTATCAATTTTGGTGTCAATTTTAATAGAGCCATCGTATGCCAATATCTCACATCCTTTACTGTGAGGTCATCGGCATCCAATGGCTCTACTTGACCTGATTATTTTTTATCGTTTAATACGATTTCAAATAGCTTTTTACAGTTACGCCCTTTACAGTATGTAAAAATGCCCTTACACCTTGACGATTTGTCAAAGTAATATAAGGGCATTTCGTAACCGCAAAAAGGGCATTTAATTTTTTGTTTGTTTTTCAATTTATCACCTACGATAAATCATATTGATTTTTACTTGTTAATTTTGTTTTAACACTTAAATCTAATTCATTTTTCGGTACTTTAGAAGTGAATTCAAACTCAGCGTAACCGCTGGTTTCGCCTTCAAATTTATATACATATGTATTTATATAATAATCATCAGTTTCGTCTTTTGATTCTGATATCTTAGTACCTTTTCCGCCAACAATTTCTTCAACTTTAAATATGGTCATTCCCATATTTATTTGGTCAAACTCATCTTTGCTGATTCCTGACGGGTCGTTTTTAGCTCCACAGGCTGTGCAAGTCAATGCTAATAATGCAATAGTTATAAAGGATAAAATCTTTTTCATAGCTGTACCACCTCAATAAATTTTATATACACATTATACAAAATCTATATGAGTTCGTCAACTGATTTTCCTGATAACAAAGCCTCTTCAATCGCATTATACTTTTCCTGCACCGACTGCGGTAACGGCAGGGCATAGAGCTTTTTCATGCGTTGATAAAAGTTACGGTCTGCCGTTGACATTTTAGATGTAATAGGCATAGTGCGATAACCTAAAATTTTTGTAAACATACAATCGGCACGCAATGACATAAACAATGCACGAAACTTCCACCAATGCAAATTTGCATCGTTGAGGTCGATGCCGTACTGCTCTTTAAATGCCGCATAGATGTAGCCGTCATCAAAAGCATAATCAAACACAGCTTCATCATCGCCACCGCCCGAATGCTTTTTAGGTGGTTTACCGCAACGATAAAAGTTTAAAATAGCCTCGACTGTTTCTTCGTTCATCGGGCAAGGCTCTTTGAATATAAGTCGCTGTATTTCTGCAAGTATTTCAGCTGAGAGTGTATCGTCAATTTGTTCGGTAAGGATAAGTTCAAATTTAATCCACACTCTAAAGTCGGTGTTGATTTTATAATCTACGCCCGACACGGTTATTGTATCGGGTGTTTTGTCACAAAGCAGATTCATTATTTTGTCGCTGGTTTAAGTGTCTTTTTGTAATGATTGTACTGCTTATGCTTTTTGCCTATGTGATTGTTAATCGCATTTGCTTTACCCTTATACATATTGCCGAGTTTTGCTCCGAGGGCATTAACCGCCTTGATAACATCCTCATAGGCATTAAGGCAAGTTGTCAGATTTACTGATTCGCCAAATACCTTTTTAGCTGTGCTGTCACCGAAAACTTCATCAAAAAAGTTGAAAACAGCAGTACACTGAGCACGGATAAGCTCTGACTGGCGTTTGCCTTCGGGATGTAAATCGTCCATTGCTTTTGCGACATTATCGTGAGCGTGCTCGTAACGCTCCATAGCAAGTGCATCGGCAACATCAATATCGGGTAAATTTACTCCGTTAATAACCATATTTATGCTACCTCCGTAGTTGCTGTAAATGTTTTTGTCGCTGTGTCAAAAGTACCTTCAACAGGATCTCCCTTAGCCAAAAAGTTACCGCTGCATCCCATTTCGCCGTCATCATTTGTAAAACTTGCAACCTCGACCGCAACACGGATTTTGCGTGCGTGATAGGTGGTTTTGTTACTCTCGCCACTCACAGGCTGGTCAAGGTCAACGATTACATAGTCTGTTTCAGCGTCTGCACCTACAAGCTGCTTTTCACCGATATTGATAATGTAATTGATTGCGTCCTGCTCACGGATCTGGTCAACCTCAAACGCTGTTGTCCAATCATAGCCACTGATTGATTTTGTTGCAGATTTGTCGCAGACATACTTACGGCTCTTAGTCTGAGCCGCAGGTGACTCATCAAGAGTTTTTGCACCTACACCGAGGAGCGAAAAATTCGGCGACTTGTTTGTGCCGCCGCAGTCAAGATAATTCGCCTGCATACGCCTCTGTCTGATTACTTCACTCATTATTTTTTACCTCCAATTTTAGTATATTTAAGTTGGCACTGTATTTGATATCGCGCCGTTTTTGTGTCATTGTCGATTGCATACCCCGATGACAGCACCTTAACGGATAAAGGGGTTAAACCTTCGGGCAATTTAGGCAGTTTGCCGTTTAAGTCCTGTTCGGCAATCCACTCTTGTAATCTTTCATAAAATTCAAGATTTGCCATATTGATTGATTCATCGGGACTGTAATTTTCACGGCTTGCAAAGATAAAGAGGTACTGGCATTTAGCAGAGCCGTCAATGTACTGCTTTAGTACAGTTTTGCACGGCACAACCTCAATGCTGTACTGTTCGGGATCTTCGCCGAGATAGTCAACATTAAGGTCATTATCAACCTCTAATACATCGCAATCGGCAAACCACCTAAACAATGATTTAATGATTGATGTTTCCATTATTTTCTATTTTCCTCCGCTTTTTTCTTTGGCGGTTTTTATAATATCGTCAAGGTGATCTGCTTTCATTCGCTCAAACCAAAACTTACCCCTTAGACCACCGCTTGCTGTACCTTGTTTGCCTTTGCCTGCATTTAGGTAGTAATTGGTATGTGCATATACAATATCGTACATTACCTCACCACTACCTATCTTTGTGCCACGGATACCGCTCTTGATAAGATTGCCGGTTTTAAAAGGTACATATGGAGTAGAACGGCGAAGGACTTCGCTGTCCACAATTTTTTGAACCTTGCCACTCGGCTCAAGACCACGGTCTTTAAGCATTGTTTCTGTGGTATTAAAAAGCAGTTTAATAATCATTTAACCACCAATTTAATATGCTTTGAAAAAGCACTTGCCGACAGATTTTCGGTGACCTGCGTAATCTGCTGACCGCCTGCGTCAAGGATATCCTTAACAGTAATTACATCAAGGTCAACCAAGCCTTTTACAACATAATCTCCCTTTTTTAGGGAGTAGCAATTGTCACTTTCATCAAGCGGTAAAGACTTGTATGTTGACGGGTCAACATAGTGAGTAGTCTGCAAAACGCTGTCGGGGATACGGATAACATACTCATCAGATGCAGACACATTTTTGTCAGCAACAATAATTTGATCCCTACCGTGGTAATTAACTCCGTCCAAAACAGTTGCAAACCAAAAGGTTTCACGACCCTGCTTTTTAGAGCAAAACACGGTAATGCGTGTGTTGTTTGTGAGCATTATCTCACCCCCTGATAAAGCAACCCTGTGCCGCTTAATTCCTGCTTGATAACCTTGTACATTGCTCTTTTTTCACGCTCTGCAAGCTCATCGGCATTGTAATCATTGTTGTATGTAACGCTGTAACCGTCCGTTGATTCGGATTTGATGCCTTGAGGGATATTTGCCACGCCTTCACGGATTTCGGCAACCGCCTCAGCAGCAGCACAGACTGCATTCTTTACCTGTTCCGTCACTTCGGAAATTTCTCCCATAATAACATAGTTTAAAAAGCGTTCCGCCTTGCGTGCATAGCGGTTAAATTCTTCGGCGGCTAAAGTACCGCCGAAAGAATCCTTGTAATAAGCATAATCCACATACATTTTTAAGATACCTTAATGTTACGGAAAACGCCGCACTTTGTTGTGTTTTTGAGAGCAACAGCGGCAACCATTTCAACCTCAGCCTTTTTAACCGCACCGGGGGCAGTAAGGTCAGGCATATATGTTTTGACGATTGACGAACCGCTGAGGGAAACACCGTGAAAAGCATCAAGACCAAGCTGTACCGCATAAAGGTCGGTAAGACCTGTTACCTTTGAGCTTGATGCCCCTGTTTCATAAATCGGCACACACGGTACTGTGGCAGAACCGTTGTAAAAACTACCCATATCGTAAAAAATGATATTGTCATAACCCTGAGCAGTTTTACCGAAAGCATCCTCGGATCTTGTGAGATAGCCCGCACGCCGAGCTACGCTCTTGAGCTTGGCAATCAGCTTGCTGTTGCCAAGAAAAAATGTAGGCTTGCCGTCAATGCCACCGATAAACTCGTCGAGCATATCAAGCATAAGCTGATAGTTGCTTGTAACAAGTGCAGATGTTGAGAGGTCAACTACTGTTTTATCAGAGCCAGCGTTGTACTCCGTGCTTGTACCCTTGAGGAGAGTTGTAAGACCGTCAAAATCAACCGACTTATTGGTTTTCGAGCCGTTAATGCAGCAGTTCTGGAAATGGTTTCTTGTGGCAAGAGTTTTCTGTTCGAGCTGAAACGCAATTTCGTTCGTTGTTGCCTCCTGAATAACACGGTCAACCTCACTTGCACCGCCGAAGATTTTAAGATCAACGGTCTTTTTAACTTTCTTTGCTTCATTTGCTGTGTATTCACTGTTAATTTCTCTGCCTGCTGCTGTTGACGGTGTCTGTAACTGTAAATAACCGTATGTCATAGTAGAACCACCGACACCCGGTGATACGGCATCATCAAAAGGAAGCTCATCTATAAACTGTGAGCCACGGCGAAGAGTATCAATAACCTCCTGTGTAACTTTGTCGGCTCTGCCGACACTTGCTTCTGCTAATGTGATAGGCATTTTGTTTCCTCCTTATTTCTTGTAAAAATCTTCAACAGCGGATTTGATGTTAGAGCCTGATTTTGCTTTTGCTCCGCCTGTGGGTCCGCCGAGGTCAAGTTTCTTTTTGGCTTTTTCCTCTGACTTAAAGAGGAAAGGCTTTGACTGTTTCAGCTCTGCAAGCTGTTCATCAAGTCCCGTGATACTGCCGTCCTCAGCCTGAGATACCTTTGACATATCAATGTTAGCCTTTACCGACACGAGGTCAGCCGCACCTGCGTTGTTGATTGCAGATTCAACCGCCTGCTCAAACTTGTAATCGTTGAGCTTTTTGTCACCCTCAGCCTGTGCCTGCTTAACCTTATCCTGCCAGTCGGGGTCATAACCCTCAAGATTTGCGTTTGCACTTGCAAGCTGATTTGATACATCATCGTACTTGTCCTTTTCGACATACTGACCGCCTGCAAGGTTGCCGAGCTTAACATCTGCCGCATTGTTTACCTTTTCTGCAAACTGTTCAAATGTCAATGCTTCGCCGCCAAACAGGGCTTTTAAAATTTCCATTAAGTCCATTTGTTTGCTCCTTTCGATTTTTAGCAAATGTGTGCTCAATAAAATTTGAGCAATATTAAAAGCCCCCGAAATTCGGGAGCTTATAACCTGTTTTATTCTACTGGTTCGTATATTTTTTCAAATGTGTCGGGTTTGCAAGGATATTTATCACCGTTTATGCCGGTGATAATGTAATCGCCCGGACTTGCTGTCATATCACCCTCACGGGCGTGTATTACAACTGTTTTATCCGTGCGTTCTGCCTCTACCACAATGGGCTTTTTTCTGTATTTAGCCATAAAAACACCTTCTAATCGTAAAAATAAGGGTAAAAGTAAAAGGGATGTTTCAAACACCCCTTTAATACCCGTTTAAATTTGTTTAATTCTGTTTTAATCAAATCAACTATGTAACTTTACCTTTTAGCAACAAAAGCTGGTACAAGGCAAATAAAACTATTTTTCTTCAAAACCTATGTTGTTATTACACTTTTTCATTTCTTTGGCTTTACCAAATTTAAAGTCTAACGGAATTCCGTCAGGAAAAGCATCGCAACAAGGTCTCCAGCCGTCTAACAATTCATCTCTTTGATGTTTGCATTCACAACAATCTGAAATGTAAATCATTAGTATTTCCTCCCAATATATTTTTCATAGAATTGCATCCATTCTTTTGATACTTTAACACCACGTTTCCTTAGAACTTCTAATTCCGCAAGTGCTTCCGCACCATCATCATAAGCAATAATACTGATACCTTCTATGTGAATTTTTGACAGTTCATCATATAGTTTTTTGACATCTTCGGATCTCATTCCGAAAATTGTCTTTGCGTGTCCACTTTCATGCCACACAGCTTCTTCTAGTGTGTTTGCTATAGATAGTTTTGAATTTGCAAATATTTGATTGATTTTATCAAGAGTTTTTCCAGAGAGTATGTCCGTGTTTAAATTTAATTGTAGCAATCCATTTGATAATGCTTCGATTTGTAAAACCGGAGTTCCTTGATCTGTTTTCGGCAAACTTTTTGCAACAATTTCACTAATGATGAATCCACCCTCTGCTTCACAATCAGACACAGTATTTACAATAACTTTGCTTACCTCAGAATTGAAATTTTTTCCGTATGTAACAACCTCAAAATCATCTATATCTATATTTTTTATTATACTCTTTTTAGAAGATTTTGCAACTGCTTTCTTGTTTTTCCAAACAGCTTTTTGAGCAGTACTTCTGCCAAAACCATAAGCCTGTTGACGAGAACGGTCGGGAAGCAATCCTGTTCTTTTACAAAAGCTATTCAATTCTGATTCCTGCCGTTTCAACTTGCTTGAATAGTGACTGAAATTTTTTTCTAACTTTTGTAATAGCTGTTCATCGGAAAGATTATTCAAAGCCTCATCACAAGCGGCAAGTGTTCTTTTGGTTGCCCTGATTTTGCGTTCAAAAGCTCTTTGCTGTTGTTCCGCTTCGTAAAGCGTGTGCATTGAGCCGTCAGGGTATTCAATATTTTTAGCGTTCAGTTCTTCAAGGTCTTTATCCGAATACATTCGGGACGAACCCTCAAAATACGGATACCAATCGTGCCGGCAGTTCCAGCCTTTGAATCCGTCACCTGTGCCGTAACCAATATCAGATAAGGACAAGTAACCTCTTTGACCACTCAGGCTTACAATCTGTCCCTGCCAAGCCGAGTGGCTCGGTCGAGCTCCTGCGTGGGCGGTAATTTCCATAAGGTCACAGCCAAGCTCTTGGGCATTTGATAGGCATATCTGACCCGTGGTTTGACCTATGCCGGTCATAACATTACGCCGTACAGCAACATCAAGTCGGTCACGATGACCGGAGGGATAGATTACATACGCTCCGTCTTGAGCTACCTGTTTAATTGCATCGGCAATTGCCTGTTGCGGAGTAAATGCTCCGCTTGATGCTTTTAGTTCAGCAAGACTGCAGGCATTAATAAAGCTCGTTTGCGATGACACAGCTGTGGTCAGAGTAAGATTGCTAAGATTGCCCTGTGTCTTTTTGTAGCCTGCCTCAAGTAATTGCATTTGCACATCGGACACCTTGAGCGACTTTGGAGTTAAACCGTGTTGTCGGTAAATCTCGTTGTCATACTCCGTAGCCGTCACACCTGCATCTTCAAAGAGCTTTTTTAACTCTGATTCGGTCTTATCGCTGTATTTTGCAACACTTGACAACACATCGGAGTGCAGAGTGCCAAGCTCCTGCATATGCTGTGCCTGCCATATGCCCGTGTCAGTCATTGTTCCTGTTTTTGCAATTCTGCGAGCAATGTCACGGACAATCTCCTCTTCAAGCTGTGAATATAGGTTGATGATATCATCGGCACAATGAGCAAGCTGTTCAGGGGTGAGCATTAAGAGCCACCGCCTTCATCAAAAAAACTTTGTACACCGCTTTCAGGTAACATTTCTGCCGCCTGTTTATCATCAACACCGTAACGCCACTTGAGATAATCGGTCTTTTTGCGGATTCCGCTGTTGACCTCATTGAGCTGTATTGCCTGCTCCTTGTCCTTATCTTCAAGCACGCCGTCGCCCCAATTAAAGCTAACTTCGTACTCTCCGCTTGGAGCAAGATTACAGGCATCAGACATAGCATTACACGCATATATGTAGTCCTCAAGTACAGCCTCAAGCGAGTGCTGCATATCAGACACAGCTGTATAGCTACGCTGTTTTGATGCTTTGATTTCTTCCGCTGTCTTATCTACATTTTGTGGGTTTGACAATGTGCCGTAAGCAAGGGAGCAGTTAAACTCAATCTGTCTTTTTATTTCGTTTAGTCCATTTGAGTAGTTATCATCACGCAAAGTTGGGTTAAAAACTTCATAAAAAGACTTATCTTTGTTATCGTCTGCATCAATGTTAAATTTGCGAAACAATCTATCACCGGTTGACGGTGTTCCGAGCGTATCTTCGCCCGGTCGCTGTCGAAGAACTTCTTCGCCGGCATCAACTGCAAGCTCGCCGCCTTCAAACTCCCACAAATATCTGTCCCACTGCAAGTCAGCCTCATTAAGCAGCTTAATTGCTCGGCTGTAAACAGACACACCTAAGGGACTGCCACTTTCGATGTTATTAGCAAAAGGTACAGACCAAAAAGCAAATAAAGGACGGTCATCATCATTGATAACTATGTATGGGTCAATTCTCGACCACATATCGCTGTCAAGATTTTCAGGATTTATTTCCGCCCCGATGTTGTCGGGACTGGATGAAACAAAAAAGTGACTTTCGATTGTGTGTGATTTGTTTTCGTAGCTGTAAGTCTGCTTTTCAACTCTTGTGTAATAGTTCTTGCCTTTGACCTCTTGATTAAAAAACACGGCAGCGGTTATTATGCCGTTGCTGTAATTAAGAGGGATAAACTTGTCCTGCGTGATGCAATCGGGGAGGATTACACCATTACGAACATACGGTTTAAACATTATGCCGCCGACCGCACAACCTGCCTCAAGCCTTACTCTGAGCTGTTCAAGCAATCTTTCATACTGTTCTTGTAAATAATCCGCACGCTCTGAACCCGTTATTTCGCTCTCAAATTCAATCATAATTAACCGTGCAAATTCGGACGCTATCGTTGCACCGAGGTTAAGTGTCTTGTTGTGGCAATCTTTGCTCCAAGACGGCTCATCGGCATATATTTCAAGCCATACTTCCATAGCCTCTTCCATATTATCAAATTGATAATTGCTCGTAGCGTTTTCGGGGTCAAGTTTGTTTACAATACTCCTTAACCAACTTAAAAACACATATTTAGCACGCCTTTTCAACTGCTCACCTCCTTGTATTTAAATTCACGCTTTAGAACTGTATAAGCAAAATAGCGTATATCGTCCATTGCGTGGTCATTTTCCTTAACTACTTTATCAACCTCAGCTTTATCGTCCCAGCGGTACATTCCGAACTCCTCTTGTGATGCCTTGCACTTAACGCCGATTTTAATTCTGCCGTCGGTCAGCATTTGGCTTGTAGTTCGGATACCGTTTATAACATCATTTTTCGCCGACTTAACAAAAAACTTGCCGTGTCTTTTGATCGTAGCTTTAAAGCTGGCGGCGGACGGGTCAATTATCACACGCTCTATATAGCGGTCACCTGCGAGCTTATCAAGCTCTGCGTAATGCTCTTCATCGGTGCGTTGATAGCCTTCCTTGCGACTATTGTAGTAATATTCGTCAACTCTAATAGCTTCGTTGTCGGTCACACACCAAAGTCCCATTGAGCAAGGGTTAATAGTACCGTAGTCCATTGAGATGTACCATGTGCCTACAATCTCATCGGGATTGCCGTCCCACAACTTATCCTTAATATGGTCATTGTAATCTTGGTAAACAAGACCCTCGGCAATAACCCACTCACCAAGGATAAAGCGGCGGTAAAATGTGCCTTGGTAAAGGCTGTAATACCGCTGTTTTACCTTGTCTGATAATGATAGGTTATCGTCCATTAAAAATTTAAGTCGCAAAGCGTGCTTTTCAGGAGCCTTTAAAACCCACTCACGATAAAACCAATGGTTAGGGTTATCGGGGTTGCAATTGAACCAAAACCTTGCACCCTCAACAGAGCAACGGGCAAGAGCCTGCTCAACAAATGACCTCGGCATCAGAGCAACCTCATCGAAGAGGACGCCTGCAAGCGTAACGCCCTGAATTAAGTCCTGTGAGCTTTCGTCTTTACCGCCGAAAATGTAAAATGTGTTAGATTTGCCGTCTTTGCTGATTATCAGCAAGTTTTCCGACCGTTTATCCTTGATGTCATAGCGGTGTTTGAGCATATTGATGAGAGGCTTAATAACATTTCGCCTGCAAGAGCCTACGGTTTTGCCGCATATAGCAAAGTTACAGTCCGAGAACATCGCCATTGCCCAAAAGATAAAAGATATACTCATGCTTACAGTTTTTCCCGAACGAACAGATCCGTCTGCAATTATCGCATCATATTTATCCTTTATCCCGTCAACTTTCCACCAGCTAAGTACTTTTAGCTGCTTTCTCGAAAAAGGCTTAAATTTCATCTTTAAAAGCCTCCTTGCCTGCACCTTCGAGTGCCTCAATCAATCCGTCGTCAACGGTTTCTACTGTTTCGGGCTTGAAGTAATCCGCATACAGCTTAACAGCCCGTGTGTCGCCGTTCTGACATTTTTTAATCAGTGCCTGCCGAATTGCCGTCAGCTCATCATTTTCATATTTTGCAATTAAAGCATTTAACTTTTTGCGAAATTCCCTTGATTTTACAACTCCATAGGACAGAGCAAGTGATTTTAAATCTTCAACAATGTTAAATTCCTGCTTTGTGTTTGTATCCTTGAGCAATTGTTCAAGTTTTGACAGCTTATTCTTCATTTTGCACCTTCTTTCTTTTTTGCATAAAAATAAACACCCGTTAAAAGGTGTTTAAAAGCATTTTAATATATATAAAAACAGCGGTTTGCGTTAAATTTTAATGTCAGCCGTTATCACGATTTAGGAGGGATTGTTCCATGGGCAAACCGCTGTTTTTAACTTGGGTATAGCTCCGCCATCCGCTAACTTGAGGTTATCGGTAGCTTTGCTGTATGTCAGCCGTGTCACATCAAGCAGAGACGAATCAATCCGCTGTCTGTTCGGGCATTTGTTCGGTAAACGATACTGTAAGCTCAGTCGGCTCACCTGCAAGGGTAATTTTGATCGTTGCTTTCTTGTATCGTTTCTGTACTTTCACAATTTTATCTTTATTCTCAGCCAAAAATCCGCTGACAGTTTCGTAACCTTCACCAGTGAATTTAAGTACCGAGGGAGTTTTCAAAAGTTCGCTTAAAGTCAGAATAAATTCAGACTCTTTGTCGGTTAAAGGGATAGGACTTGTACCGCCGCCGAGTAATCTGATAATGTGTGGAATACCTTTGAATACATAATACTTTGACCACTCATAGTCCATACGGACAAATACATAGCCGTCAAAAAGTATATGCGGTTGGGTTATCCACTTGCCTTTTGAGCGTATCAGTTTGTTTTCAATCGGCACAATGGCATCATAACCACGATGTCGGAGCTGTTCGGCAACAGCGTGTTCTTGTCCTGTGTTTACATAAAGCACATACCACTTGATGTTCATCATCCTTGCTCCTTTGCTTTGAGCTTGTTGATTTCGTCCATAAGCTCGTTGTAGAGCCGTGGATTACTCTTTTTGATAGTGTCATAAAGCAGGCTCTGATTTTCTTCGAGGGCAATCTGCTTGTCTGACTTGACATCCGTGTCGGTCTTACGCTTGTATGTTACTGCTCTCGCAAGGGCAGTAGCCTGTCTTAAAAGGTCTTCGGCAGACACTTCATCGAATTGTCCTTCGTCAAGTTTTGAAATGGCATCAAAAACCTTTTGTGATGCCATTCTCAAAATAGCCTCTGCAGGGTCAATTTCAGGATAACGCTCAGTTTCGGTTAAAATCATACGAAAATTTTCCTGTGCAATTCTGAGCTGTTGAGCGTTAGCTAAAAAGCGTGATGCGTAACGGCTGACCGCCGCCTGCGACAACTGTTCGCCGTTATCAGCAAGGTATGACACAATTTCACGGTATGTCTGTCCGCTTACAAGCATCTGATCTACGGTGTCTTTGAGGTCAGAGGGCAGTTTGTCGATTTTTCCGCAAGCTCTGCGGTTGTTTCTGCCCATAGCTAAACCTCAACCGAGTTATCGGTGACGGAGCCTTCGAGGAGCTTAATGCCCTTTGATGAGAGTTTTGCCTCAAGTTCTTCATACGGCACATCTGCGATGTCGGCAGGCTCTTTTGTTTTGATATGACGGAGCAAGATGTACTCCGACAGAAAGAGGTAATTAACAGATGACAGGAAGTCATGTTCTGATACATTGCTGATTGCAAATTTGACATCAGACAGTTTTTCATAATTCACATGAAGTATGTTAATAGTTCTCAAAATCTGTCCGTTGTTCTGCACGAAGTTTCTTGCTTTGATTTTCTGCATATATACCTCAGCATCGTTAGTCATTGTTTTTACCTCCTCTTAAAAGCTCCAAAATGAGCTTGTTTTGTGTCTTTATTTCGTCCTTAACCTCGTTTATAGAGTTGTAATAATCCTTTTTTGTAAGGCAGGTGTCCTTGATTTGCTCAACATCAGTTTGCAACTTGCTGATAGATTTGTTGACATCGGTTTTAACATCTTTTAGTTCGCCTTTTGTTACATAGGACAGCTGAATTTCTTTGATTTCCTTGTCGTGTCTATCCGCTTCGTTAATTGTTCTTTTGAGAAAAAAGCTGATAATAGCGATAGCTCCCGAAATGATAAGACCGAAGAGCCACCAAGTGTCTGTTGCAAAATTCATAATATATTACTCCAAAAAAATAAGGTATCATTAAGTCAAGTCTGTAACTTAATAATACCTTATAAAACCGTACTCCCGTAGAGGAAGAATATCCTATTTTTTCTTCATTGTTATATATCATCAAAAATACTTAACTGACCGTCAAGGTTACCGTTTGAGCATATGATTCTCACATATCTTTCTGATAAATCATACTCTCTTGCAAGCTGACTGCTGTTGTATCCATTATACTTTGCTTTGATTTCAGCGTTGCGTTCGAGTTTTTGCAGCTCGCTGTATTTTTGTATGTATATCGTGTCACCGCCAAATGATTTACAGAGTTTAATGTAACTTTCAATGCCTATTGTTTCGGCGATGTCCCTTTGCGTACCTACCAAATCATCAAGATTTATTTTCACCAGCCTTCCTCCTTTGAGCACTGTCAATGTACTTTTTAAGTTTTTCAATCAAGGTTACACCCTGATTATATGTCAGCCACCTAAAAGGCTGCTTTGATGTACAGTCAATTTTCAGCTCTTTTTTGATGATGCCACAGAGCCTGTCACCGAGCTTTGCTGTGGTAGGCTCTGTGTCATATTTTTCGAGCTGATACATCAACTGCCAAACCTTTCTGCGTTGACCGTCTGACATTTTGCCTCTGCCGCTGTCCTCGTACTTTTTCTTTTTGTACGGTTTCGGCGGCTCTGTAAGATTCTGCAATTTAAGCCTCTCGGCAAGCTCAGATACAACCGTTTTATACTCATTCTCATCAAGACTGCGTATGCTTTCCTTTTGAGTAAGACGATAAACAATCGTGTGCAGCATATCGTTTTTGTTGCCTGATTCTAATACCCCGAGCCGTGCCGCCATTGCGTATATTCTTTGTGTCTGCTGTGGCTTTAACAAATCAATCACCTCAGCTTAAAGATATCTTTGTGCTGTCCTCAACCACAAAACTGCTCTGTATCTTCATTAGGATATCGTCAATATGGCTTTCATCCATTCCGTTAACGGTGAGCAGATTTTTGAAATCCTGCCATACTGCCGCCTCCGAAATAAGGTAAGCATACTCTCTGGCATCATCTTCCGAGATGTTTGTAAACTTCAAAATGTTGTTTACATCCTTGTCATAGTTAATGCCTTTACACTTCTTAATAAGCTGTTTGCGTTCGTCATCAGATACACCGTTCATCTGTTCAATAACTTCTTTGACGGTGCATCTTACAAAATTGCCCTTCCACAAACCGATGAGCATTCTTTTTGCCGGAGCAGAGAGGGAATATTCTGTCTTTTCCGTAACTGCATCTTTGTATGCTTTGCCAAAAATTGAGAGCAAAAATGAGTTGTATGTAATTTTGAGAGATTCCGAAGTTACCGCTGTAAGCTCTGATTCTGTGCCTGCGTAATGGACACTTTTATATTTGGTGTTTTCAAGGTCTTCCGAGCACTGCATGATAATCTCTGCTTCGAGCTTGTCCTTGCGTGCTTTGAGTTTGCTCATATCTGCTTTAATGCCTGCAAGCTCATCAATCTGCTTTTTTAAATCAGTCATTTGTTTTATCCACCTTTGCAAGTAATTTTTCGGCACATTTGCGGCAGATGATAACATTATCTGCAATGATTACATTTTCAACTGTACCGCAAAAGCGACAACAGGGAGCAGACGGTTTAATTGTAACAGTGCCGTCTGTACTTGTTTCGATGTCAACAGCATTGCCCGGAAACAATCCTGCTTCGCCTCTTATCTGCTTTGGCAGAGTAATAGAGCCGTTTTTACAAATTCTCTTTGATGTTTTCATAATTGACCTCCTGTTCAATATATATTGCTTAATATTGCCTATCCTCACTCTGCATTTACACGGACTTGTGACCGTTCCCAACAGGGAGTTGCATTAAGGCGAGCGGATTATATCCGCTCAAAAGCAGCTTGTATTGCTCTGACAAAGCCGTATAACATTGCCTTAGCATATTGTTTGTCAGTATCTTTCTCTATATTTTGTATAGTTTCAATCGTTAATGTACCTAACCTTCCAAATCTGTCAATCGCACTGCCTGTTATAATGGTTTCAATCGTCTCGTCTGAAGATTCTACTGACATTATCACAACATTTTTTTGCTTAATAGCTGCTTTAGCTTTTTTCGCTAACAAATCAACCATTGTTAAGCCTGCCTGCTCACCGATTTCCTCTCCAAAACGAATATTGTAGTTATCCATTGTTATCCCTCCGAAATTTAATAAAATTCAATGCTTTTGTTATTAGCAATAAAATGTTTTTTCATTTTCTCAAAGTTTGTCCAGTATGAACAATACTCATTGTAACTAAACTTATCTTTAAGTTCCTGCTTAGCTTTCTTGCTACGAACTCCGTAAAGTTTGTAATCCTTTTCGGTGACAACTGACCGCTTTTTACAGCAATAAAATCTTCTGCGGATTTCACAATCCTCTGCAAGCCATTTACCACGAAATTCATCGTTTACATAAACAAGAATAGCATTTTGGAATCGTGATTTTTGAGTGAGGTTCAGAGATACTTTGTATCCGTCAATTTTAAGATTAACCGGCGGAGCAAATACAGATGTAAGTGCTATGTCAACCTTTTTCCATTCTTCTTTTGTCATTATTGCCCCTCCTTTTACTCTTTTTAATTTTTCGGCTTTCGCCACGGAGCATCCAACCAACCCATACAAGCAGGAGCACCATAGGCATAAAGCAAATTTCTCCGCCTGCTGTAAAGCTCCTTGCACCCACTTGACCGAATGCGGCAGTCATTACTACTCCCGTGCTGAACCCTGCTGAGAGCAGTAACACAATTTTTCTTAACGACATTTTAAATCCCTCCAAATATTGTTTAAAACACTTTAAAACACCTTGATACGCATAGCTTTTGCCATTGCTATTAAGCCCTCATAGGTGATGTTTCCGTTGTCAACGGCATTTCCAAAAACATTGCTTGCTCCTCTGATGCCCTGTTCAGACCTTGCAATGCCAAGTAAAAAACTTACTGCTCGTTCATCGGACTTAACGGCAGGAAACAACAGCTCAATGTCGCTGTTTTTAATTGCTGATGTATGCCTTACTTCGGTAAGTTTTGTACGGTTACGAATCTGGGCGAACGCTTCTTTGCTTTTGCCGGTATTTGTAACGGTTTCAATGTTTCCGACAAGGCAAATGCCAAGCTGTGGGTTGCTATCAAAAAAAGCTCTGATAGCCTCAATGGTTTTAATCGGCAGATGCTGTGCCTCATCAATGATGAGTACCTTGCGTTCACCTTCAAAGCTATCTGCAAGTCTTAACCACATTTCATCTTTGCGACCTGTTGCGGTGATTTTCTGTGTTCTGCAAAGCAGTTTTAAAAATGCACTTAAAGTTACTAAACAGGGGTTTACGGACACATAAATTGCTGTTGCAGGATAATCTTCAGCATACTTTTTGCACGCCATTGTTTTACCGATGCCTGCATCGCCACACTCAATTGCAAGACCGCCCTTAAGGTGACACAAGCGGATTGTTTCATAAACTTCTGAGCTTATGCTTGTAGGCTTGTAGCTGTTAAGCACTTGAGCTGATTTCAGATTTTTTGCAGCGGCTTTGGTTTCAAATGTTTCAGTTAAAAACTTTTCAAAATCACTTAAATTACCGTTATAGCGGTCATTAAGATAGGTTGACAAGGTTGCCGCTGATTTACCGAGAGCCCTTGCGGCTTTGGTTTGTGAGCCGCACTCTTCGATAAAGTTCCTTAATTTTTTCTGTAATTCAGGATTGGCTGACATTACCGACATTTATTATTCCTCCTTTTGTCGCTGTTCAAGATTTCTTATCATTTTTGCTTTGTCTATTGTAACGATGTTTGACTGACCAACCGCCATAGGCAACTGCTCTGCCGTTTCATCGGCACGGTGTACTGATATAACCTTCGGATTGATTTCCTCGGCATTTGCTTTGTTTTCCTCAGCGGTTGCAAGCACAAGATTGAGTGCTGTTTCTTTGCCAAATGCTGTAATCTGACTTGCCTTGAGTTCCTGTTTGGTGAGCTTTTCAAGGCTCTTAACTTTACGGAGTGCCTGAGCAACTGCATCTTTAGATGCTCCGTAGGCAAGAACTGCTTCATTGTCTGTTGGAGCGGTCATTATGTAGTTATCATCAAGGTCATATATTCTGACTTTGGATATATCCTCAGGATCATATCGGCAGTAAACCGATTCGCCGAAATGATTTAGAATAAGGTCATCGTTGTAGTAGTCGATTTTTTCTCCTGCTACAGAAAGATGTACTCCACGCCTGCCGACTTTCTGACTTCTTGTGCTCCTCATTAACATTAAGTTAAGGTCAAGTTCTGCGGCGACTCGTTTTTCTTTAAGTTGTTCTCTGTAAACCTGCATTCGGCTTTTACCGCTGTCTGAGCTTACCGCTCCGCTATATGGTTTTTCATTCATATAGTAGGTTAAAATGTCCTCAACTGCCTGAGTGAATTCATAATCCGTGGGTATGTTGTCGGTGACCTTGATTACCTTTTTAAGTCTTTCCGGTCGTTCGACTACATTACCGCCTGTATAAGTCGGAAACAGTCTTGAAAGTCGGTCTTTAACATCTCGAAATCGTCTTTCAATGATCTTTGCCTTCGCATTTCGTACGATAGCATTTGTCATTTTAATGCCCAGCCGTTCAAAAACAGGCGGCGGAGCAAATTTATCTTTTGTACTCTTCTTTTGCCTGTGACCTAAACCACCTACGTCGAAGGTAAGAAACTCACGACCATTATCAACATAAATGTTCTGCGGTATGCCGTATTTCATAATTCCTTTACGAAGTGCTATGAGTGTTGCCTGTGATGACGGTGCGTCTGTTACATAACACCCGGTGAATATTCCGCTGCGAGCGTCAAAAAATGCTGTGAGATAAAGCCTGTGCAGGTTACCTTTTTCACCTTTTGTCTGTACGTCAAAAGTATGATTGTCGGCAATCCACCATTCATTACTTACCATATCTTCATAGGTACGTCTGATATACGGTGCACACCTGTCTCTAAATGCCTTCATACCCTCACGCCCCATTATTTCAACGGGTTTAGGTATTGCCGTTTGTACTTTCCTGTAAAACGATGCGTAAGCAGGGAGTGGTAATAGCTGTGGAGCTTCTCTTTTAATCCACATTTCTGTGTATTCGTAGCACGCTTGGATAGGGTGTTGTGCTTCGTCAAGATAAAAACTTAAAAAGCATTGCCACACTTCTTCAGGTATCGAAGATGTACCTTTTTTCCAGTTGCCTCGATTGTCAAGCAGTCCTGCAAGGTCATCGGCTTTTAAAGCCTTTTTCTTTCGGTACAAAATGCCCTTTGATATGTTAAGATCGGGGTTAGCAACCTTTTGTAGTTGCACAAATTTTTCGGTTGCAGGTACTTTTTGTAGCTTTGATGTTGCACAATACTCATCCCAAGCGTTAAGTATTCTTATCCACTCGGCAATCTCTTCACGCTGTACCGCCGAAAATTCATCAAATTCCTTGTGGGGTCGCTCCGTCTTGCGTTCGGGGAGCAAATCCTCAGGAATTGCTATTGCGTGCGATTTGTAGTATTTGAGTTGTTCGGAGTGGGATAGTTCGTTTAACGGTATTAAATACTTTTTGCGGTTGTTTTGGTTTATTGTTTCATCACCCTGAAGACTTCCATTGTTTATGAGCATTTTTACATATCGTTCAGAGCAACCTTTTATCCCAGCAACTTCCTTTGCCGTTAGATAAATCAAAAAATCACATCCTTTTGACCTGCCATCATCAGAGCAGGGAGGTCATTTCCTGCTGACCGCCTTGCGGCGGTTTCGGCTTTGTGGTATTATTAAAAAAAGGTGGTGAACTGTATGGATATAAATTTGTTTGATATAGCGACAAGTGCAACATCGTTTGCTAATATACTCTTAACAGAGAATCTAAAGAACGACAATAATTTCTCTGTTAGTACTTTAGAACAAATTAAGAAAAATATTTTTGAAACAAAGTATGCCAATGATCATGCAACTAATATTGCAATCGGTGCTATACTTTCATATCACGAACAATTAAGAGCAAAATTACTTGAAGAAGCAAATATTGATATCGGCGAAATCAAGTCTTAATTTTTTTGATTTGTTTTATTGCTTTTGCAATATCTTCCCGAGTATAACCGTAGTTTATTAAGTTGAACTTCCGCTGACATCTTTTGATGTTGGCGGATTTTTTTAGTTTTACAACTTCGTCAGGTGATAATCCTGTTTCCTCGTATTCGCAAAGTTTTTGCAGTACTTCTCGTGTCTGACCTACCGACAATTCAGCCGGAATGAGATGTTTGCTTTCTTCTCCAACATAAACAGTAGTTTGACACAGCTTTTTTGTTAATCTGTCCATAAGTCCTCCTTGATGTGACATTCCTTATTTGTGTAGTGCGTACATTCTTCAACTGTGCAATCTCGTGGCTGTCCCGTATCAAGAATGTAATAACAAATCGAATAGCCTTTGTTGTTACTATGGTTTAATGGTCTGCGGTGTCCGCACCCTTTACAGCGAGGGTTCACTTTATTACACAAAATGCTCTCTCCATAAATTCTTTGGCAGCGGCATTTCTGCTTGCAAAGTAACTGCCGCTGTAAGGATCTCCGTCTTTGTCAAGCCACCATACAACCCAAGGCTCAACTGCATTTGGGTTGTGAGCCATAACAACACGGTTGTTTATGTTGCCGATTATTTTGTATCGGTTAATTGTTTTGCCTATCATAATCAATCTCCTTTTCTTGCAAAATTTATTTCCTTATCTACCAGTGTGTTTACTGATACCTTTAATGCTTTAGAAAGACCATATAAAATAGCGATGTTCATATTCTTTTGTCTTTGTCCCTGTTCAATAAGATTGTAGTAACTCTCAGATATTCCCATACTTTTAGATATATCTAATTGAGTTAGCCCCTTTTTATTTCTCAAATCAATGAGATAAACACGCTTTTTCATTTAATCACCGTCCTCAACTTTGCATATTGTCAAGTTTCAAGTATATAATACGCCTTTATTTACTATTTGTCAAGTTTTTTCTTGACATTTTGCAAAGTTTAATTTACTTTACTAATAGTAAAGTTTATAATAATAACAATAGGGGCTGAGCTTATGACTAAACTAAAAGAATTACGAAAAGAACACAAATTATCAATGAAAGAATTAGGAAAAATTCTCGGTCTTTCTGAAAGTACCATTTCTCTTTATGAGGCAGGAAAAAGAGAACCGGATATAAAAACACTTATAAAAATGGCTGATTATTTTGATGTAAGTGTTGATGTTTTACTTGGCAGAGATGAAACAAATAAGGAAGAAATTCTTGATACTGAATACAGAGAAGTAATTCGTGATGACCATAGCTTATCTATGTTTAATTTTGAGAAGATGTGTGACGAGCTTGATGAACATAGTTTGGATAGAATTCATTCTGTTTTATATTCTTTAAGAAGAATTCAATATAATGATGCTTTATTTGCCAAAGATAAACAGTACTTGTTTTCTGCAATAACTGAATTGATAGGTAGAATTGAACGATATGTTGATGATTTTCGAACAGCAACGGATTTCGGAAAAGTGTTCGATTATAGTTTTCACAATAAAAGATTTATCAACGGTGAAGTTGCCGTATTAAAAAGAATTACTAATCTTATAACTCCTGAGCAGAAGCCTGTTGCTGAAAGCACTATTGTAATTCCGTTCTATGAAACACCGGTTTCAGCAGGTACTGGCTCGTGGCTTGGCGATGATATTTTAGCTGAATGGCTTACTGTTCCACGAAATGATATGACTACTTCAGCTGATTTTGCGTTAAAAATATCAGGTGATAGTATGCAACCTAAATTTTCAAACGGCGAAACCGTGCTTGTTAAGCAAACATCAAGTGTCTTTGAAGGCGAAATCGGGGTTTTTGTACTTAACGGTGAATCGTATATTAAAAAATTAGGAAAAAAGGAGCTTGTTTCACTTAATCCAGCCTATAAGCCTATACCTTTACACGGATTTGATGATGTTCGTTGTGTAGGTAAGGTGCTTGGTGCACTTAATATGTAAAAATATTCATTTAATTGTATTTTTTTTACATAACTCAACTTGTCTGATTTTTTCAACATTAAAAAGGTCAATATGTTAAAAGTATAGATTTCATCGGAATAGGAAGTCACTTCCCTTTAAAATTAAAATACTTCCTATTGTTTAAATGTTTTAATCGTATAGATAAAAGTATATTAAAATCCTATTTATGCCGATTTAAAGCCCTTTTAAACGCTTTTAAAAGGTTATTTTTAAAAAATTAAAGCCGAGCAGATTTACAAATTTTTCGTGATTTGCTCGGCTTTTTTGTTTTCGCACTAAATAAAAAAACAAGCTGTTTTTTCAAAGTGTAATTTCTTTTTACACCTAAAAAACGGCTTGTTTTCTACATTTTCAGATTTTTAACTTTTTTTAACGGCTTTTTACGGTTTTTCCTATTCTCTCCGAAAACTTACATCAAGCGTTGTTTCGATAGGTGATAACGCATTTGACAATTGCCTTTGGTACACAAATCAATCTAACGGAATTGTTTACGCAGGAAAAGTTGCGTATAAGTACAAGGGTAAGCTTGCGGATAACAGCTCTGTTACGATAAAAAGCGGAACTGTTTCAATAGGCGATTATGCCTTTACGGACCAAAAGCTTACATCAGTCACACTTCCGTCAAGCCTTGTTTCAATCGGTGAACAGGCGTTTTCATACACTAATCTCAAAACTGTGACAATTCCGAAAAGTGTAAGCTCAATGGGTTATAATCCCTTTGCGTACTGTTCACAGCTTTCAAGCATTACGGTTCAAAGCGGAAACACAAACTTCTATGTTCAAAACGATTTACTTATCGCCAAGAATCATATGTATTCAGTAACAAAAGATATTACTGATCCTGATGCACCTTCTACGGAATCAAGAAGCTACACATCTTATGCTCCGTACGGCTCGGTTGTGATATCGTTCCCTTCAGCATCAACGCTGAAAACTGTTACAATTCCCGAAACGGTCAAGGCAATAGGCAATTATGCTTTTGCAGGAAGTAAAATCGAAAAGCTTACTTTGAACAGCGGACTTGAATCTATTCTCACATCTGCTTTTTCAGGTTGCACAAACCTTTCATCGGTGAGCTTTTCCGACAGTATTATCAGCATTTGCGACAGTTCGTTTGAGGAATGTACTTCACTTAAAAATCTGAAATTCGGCAAAAATCTTGAATTTATTTCATACTATGCCTTTTATAACTGCCAAAATCTTCAATCGGTGACAATCGGGGAAAATGTAAAGGCAATTTGCTGTGATTCATTCGGCAATTGCAATGCTCTTGTAATTAACGGTAAGATTGGATCAACAGCAGAAACCTTTGCCAAAAAGTACGGCTACAAGTTTAATTCATCAGAAACCACAAGACTTAAAGGCGATGTTGACAATAACGGTATTATTAATGTAGTTGACGCTACCGATATTCAGAAATATGTTGCTAATCTTACAGATGAAAATGGAAATAAGTTTATTGATGTCAACAATGCGGAAGATGTGTATGTCGCAGATGTAAACGGTGACGGCATTATCAATGTTGTAGATGCAACGCTTATTCAAAAGTATATCGTAGGACTTGTGGAGTCACTTTGA